TGCAAGAGTATCGTAATAGTTATTCTGTCTAGTTTGCCTATCAATAGACTTTGGATGTACTAAACAAAATTCCTCCTCTAAAGGTAACATAGCGTAAGAGTTGTGTCCGGTTAAAACTTCATGTACTTTACTAGCCCAATTAATTTTGGGAGAATTCTGCAAGATACGAGTTTGGTAATCCGGAAAGTTTATCCAGCCTTTCTCGTCTACTCTCCACCCCCATCTCTTAATATGCTCTTCTGTAAGACCCTCTACAGTGTTTATTCTCGGTAAAAGAAATAAGTCTACTTGAGGATTTTCTTGTAGTATCTCCGGTAAAGCTTTAATAAAGTCTTCATGGAGATACTCATCAGCATCTATCTGAAATATCCAAGCTCTGGTACAATTATTCTTAAGGTTGTTTTTAAATGCTGCAAAATTACCTTTAAGTGGAAAAGATACGATCTTTACCTGGCTAGCAAACTTGTCTAACACCTGGTATACTTCTAAGGTAGTATTCCCTTGATCACACTGAACTACTATCTCGTCAATATCTCTTTTTTGTTGAGTTAGTTGAGTTAAGAGTCTATCTAACTCTACATGCTCGTTACATACAGGGATTGCATAACTTATTCCTACCATAGCATTACTTATCAAACATACCTATATAATCGCAAGCCTCTATAAAATCATTTCCAAAATGTTTCATCGATTTAGGATCTGATTTATGTGTAAGGTTTTTATACTTAGGCTGAGTTTTTTCTTCTTCTGTTAAAGATACGGTTTTAATTGCAGACCAGTAAACCTCTTCTGTACTTTTTCCGTTTAAAAAAACAGTTCCTTTTTCTGTTATGTTAATACTAATTGGATACCAAATCCTACTTTCTTGATCTTTATACTTACTGTCTTTGTACAGTTCAGGTAAGGTTTCTTCGTAAGCTTCGAAATTAAACTCACCCTCTTTCATTAGATCATTCGTTTGAAAACCACACCCCCAACAGAAGTAACTATTCTTACTCTCATTAATAGGAGTTATGTAACATCCATCACATTCACATTTAGGGCATATTGCCAATTGATCAGTCATTGAGCTGTTATTTTTTAGTTAGTATATTTTTTTAATTCATCTTCCAACCACTCCTCTTTACTCTTCATTTCAAATAACTGAGCCGCTTTAGCTGCCTTTGGAGATAATATTTTAATTAAATCTTCTTTTATTTTACTATAATCTTCTTTAGCCTCATTATAGTATTTATCTATATTTTCTAATAACTCTTGTTTAGTCATTGAGTTGTTGTTTAGTTGTATAAGCAATATCTGTTCCTGGAGTGTAATAAGATACAGAGGTACCTCCTCCAGTAGTAATCACAGCCGGTCTTACATACCCTGGTGTATCTGATACTCTTTCTAGTTCTTCCTTAATACGGTCCCATTGCTTGGACGTAAGAGTACTATAATCACAGGCTTCCATAAAACCTTTTAACCAGTTTGTAAATTCGTTAGAAGTCATATTACAGTTTTTGTAGTTTGGGTAATTCTATTTTTTTGAGCTGAGGTAGTTTAACCTCTACTTGCTTAATAACATACCTATCTAGGTAAGTAGAAAGTAACAGTACCATGTTATCGTAGCTAAACTCAGTCTTTACCTTATGTCCTTGCTTCTTAGCTCTCACTTCATACTTACTGTAGTTTTCAAAAACATCAACCATAGCTTTAGATGCAATAGTAGGATCTACCGAAAACCAAGAAGCTTCCTTAAGTATCATGTTGTTGACAGCAGCAGAACTATGTACTGGAGTTATCTCTCCTGGAAGTAATATAGCCATCTCCGGGTCTAAAAAGTCTACATGTCCAGACCATCCTGAAGCTATAATAGGTTTTTTCGATAATGTAAACTCGGCAAGAGGTCTTCCATATCCTTCTCCTTTAGTCAGAGACACAAAAGCTTTTACTTTTGGATGATTGTAGAGGTTGTTAATTTCTTGATCTTCTAAATCTCCGTGAACAACGTAAATGTTCGGTAGGTTGTCGCTTTTTGTAGAATTTCTTATAATGTCAATCTTCGTCAGTACATCTTCTCTGTCCATTATACTTGCTCCTGCTTGAGAAATCTTTAGTATGAGAGCAGGTTGCTTCTTTCTATCTTTAAATGCTTCTAAGAACAACTTAATAAACAGTCCTGTATTCTTTCTATCCTCCCCTAATGCTCCCTGTAGCCAATGCCCTACATGCAGAAAGCAAAAAGATTCTTTTATAGAGTTTAAATCTACGACTAGGGAAGTTTTTGTAAGTTCTTTCTCTGGGATATGGAAGTACTTATTCAGATCAACTCCTTCAAAAAGAATTTCGACGGGTTTTTCTAGCTTAATTTTCCTTTTAACAACATTTGTGTTTTTATCTTTCTCTTCAAAAGTGCTAGCTTCAAAAACTTGCTTAGCGTGACGAGAAGATACTAGAGTAACATTCATTCTATTACAGCCTTCAATCCAAGAAGGATCGCATACTGTAGTCTCAATACCGGCTGTAACTCCAATATTTACTTTACCCACTGCTTGAAATTCATTTGGTACTGTAATCTGAAACCAAATATCAGGCTGTCTAGGGAGACGTCCGTCGTATATAAACATCTCTTCCATCCACCCCCACTCTTCTTTGTTATTTTCTATAAAGCCCCAAGGAGTTTGACCCCATCTCTGAGGGAGTACTTTTATTTCCCATTCTTCTTGTTTTAGGTCTCGAATAGCTTTAATAAAGTCTCTTGCTCTTGCTCCATAGCCGCTATAAGTATCGGGAGGGGCAGATATAACACACAACTGTTTCATATTATAAATGTAGTTAAGATTAATTAATAAACCAACGGATGCACCATGGCTTTTCTTCCAAGTTTTTCTACTTTAATGAATTCGTATTCAAACCGCGGTTCCCACTTCTCAAAAGTTTCTTCAATAGAGTCAATAACATTCTCACACATCAACCTAGCAGACATCATAGACTCATCCGAGGTTACCCACTCACGAGCTGCTTTACTAATCTCTGCATAACGTTCTGGTGTTTCTATTTTAGTTCGGTAAGCTTTTTCAATCTGATCTGCTATTTCTCTAAAGTCTGCTCTATCGTCCCAAATATAAGGGGTAGGTATAGATCCTACAATACTAGTACTTTTAGGATAGACCGGAAATGCCCACTCTCCATGCTTTTTAGAAGTACCGAAATGATTAGAAGGAAACTTATCGTTAAACTTAATCCAGTCTCCGTTTTCGTCTTCGAACCTCATCTGATCTTGCATACCTCCTGTTACTGTAGCGATAATAGGTTTACCGCACATCATACCTTCTGTTAAAGATAATCCCCATCCTTCGTTGGAAGAAACCAGAGCTACTACATCGCCGCAGTTATACATTAAATTCATCTCTTGAGTAGAGTATCTGTAATCCGAAAAAACTACTCTCTGGTACTCAGGGTCACAAAAAAGGTCTACTACCGCAGGAAGATCTGTTCCATTTTCGTCCCTAGGTTGAGTGTGTAGTAGTAGGGTACACTTCTTTGCTGCTTCCTTACCTATGCTGTCACAGAACAAAGCATAAGCGGCAACCAAGTCGGAAGTACTCTTACGCCTGATATTTCTTGCATTGTACGTAACAACAAACTCGGGTTGATTATCTCCGAAGTATTTTTGTCTCATCTCCTGCAACTTACTATAATCCTCAGTCTTATCAGGAGTGATAGGGTAGAACATTTTTTCGTTAATCCCGTGAGGTACATACTTAATGATCTTACCCTTAGCTTTATCTCCTAATACCATCCTGTTAATATTTTCAGTCTGTTTAGAGATAGCCATTAGGGTATCACAGGATTCATAGTATACTTTGTTGTAAAGCGGTGCAGGAAGATCATCCCAGATGTTTAAATAGATCATAGGGATTTTTCTTCTAACTTCATTTTCCATTTGAAATAACCATATCCAATACCTTGGATCAGTAAAGAATATAATCGCGTCAGGTTTCTCCATCTGTAAAAATTGACGAAGTAGTTCCTGAGAACCGTACCCAGATGAAGGGTAAATGTATACAGAAGCATCAGGAATGCCCGCAATGTTGCTGGTATCTTGTGATACGTCTAACTTTTTACCTACCTCTGGATGATTAATTGCAGCACCTAAATTAACCCAGTTGTACTTGTGTGCAGTACCTATGACAATCTCTTTAGCCATAGTCGAGATACCGGAGGTAAATCTAATATCATCGCATAGAAAAAGAATCTTCTTTCTCTGTTCTCTTGAAATGTAACCCTCTTTAAACATATTTAAAACTAATTAATTTATTTTATATTTCCAAATATAACCTTTGTAGGTTTTTCTTTTTCCTTGACAGCATTCACAAATAGCTGCACTAACTCTAACATTTACACTTCTGGCAGCTTCTGATTGACTATCAAACTCCCTGAGTAGATTCCCTTCCTTTGTAAACTGTAATACTGCTCTTTTAGGAGTTACTGCAGGTCTTCCTTTTAACGTGTTACTTATCTTCTGTTTAGTCTTTTCTAAATGTTTTGAACCTTGCTTAGCAGTTGAAATTTTTTGCTTAGTTTCCATTAAATGCTTACCTCCTTTTCCAGGTTCTTTAGCGTTTAACATTCCAATATTACACTCTTTATACTGTTTCCAGTAGTAAATTTCATAACTGTCTAAAATTTCCTGTGTAACATCTTCTGGTAATTCGCAAATTATTTTGAAAACATGGTTAGACCATCCATATTTCTTTAAAGAATTATAGATAGCAGGTTGGCCTGCACAGTAAAGTCTTTTATAGTAAGACTTTCTATTGCCTAAGTTCCGACTCTGCCCTATATAGATTTTACCGGAAGGACTTACTATTTTATAAATGCCTACCATTTATTCTGTTGGTTTTATGTAGCGAGCGTTTAATTGATTGTTAATCTTCTTTCTAAACTCTTCCTCTGTTAAATATAAGAACATTGCTCTCTCTAACAGATTTCTCATAGTAATTTTATTCTTTACAGCTTCAGCTTTAAAATTCTCGAATAACTCATCCTGAAGTCTTACTGTTGTGAGTATATCCCCCTTTTTTCCAATGTGCATAGTTTTCTATTTTATAATAAATAGATAGTACTATATATAGAATTATATATCTAGTTATTTTTTTTATCACAGAGATTAGGTTTATCGTTGTATGGACAAAACTTACATTTTTTAGGGTCTTTAGGATACTCTTTTTCCCGGTAGTCTCCTTCCGGTGTGAACGCCTCTACAACAAACTTCTGAATATCTTCAAAAGCGTCTTTTACTTTCTTAGTTCCGTTTGCAGGTATAAACTCTTGAACTCTCTTAGGTGCAAATTCTAAATTCTCATTGATTTTCCTACGTACTATAAAAAATTGAACGTCTATCTTATCTTCCGGGATTCCCTTTAAATTTGAAAAGAATCTCTTGTATAAGAGTATTTGATTCACCTTTACCTGGTCTTTCTTTTCGTAATCAGACCAGCCTCTAGTAGAAGTTTTAATATCGTAGATTGTATACTTGTCTA